ACAAAGATATTAACATGGTGGTATTATCTAACGGAAGAGTGGTAAAAAAAGCCACACCGCATGGTTCTCCAAGAGTACCTGTGTTTTTAGGACCTGTAGGAGCAACTCCTATGATTCAAGCATTGAACGACCATGTACCAATAGACGACACAATAGCAGATTATGGCGAATCTGTATTTAAACATAACAGAGACAGCTACGAAAATCACAACTTTATGATGAGTGTGATGCTGGAGCTGACAGCTAGGTCAAGAAAACAAGGTCTTAAAATTACATCAAGAGATGGAATGAAAACTCTAGACGAAGATCCGTATAAAGAAGGCACAGAAATATCTTTGGCTCAAGGCGAAAACATAGAACCATTAGGGTTACTAGAAGCAGCCAGAGAGACCGGAGCATACATGGGACTTGTGTCTGGAGAAATGCAAAGAGGATCAATCCCGCATAGCTTGTACGGAGATATACAATTTCAATTGTCTGGCTTTGCAATTAATACACTTAGACAAGGAATAGACAGTGTGTTGCAACCAAAAATAGATGCACTAGAAGCAGCTTACACAGAAATGTGTATGTTAGTTACAGATCAATACTTAACTGAATCTTTTGACGTTATGGAACTTTCAGGAAGAGATATGAACAGAACTTATTTTAAAGAAGAAATAACCCCG